TAATGGCCGAGATGGTTCGCTATTGCGAACAGGACGTTCGCGCTATGCGCGCAGTGTCTCAGGCTATGCGCCCACTATCAGATCAAGAGCTGGCCGACTATCACGTTAACGAGCGTATCAATGATCGCGGCGTTAAGCTCGATCTACCATTGGCGCATGCTGCGATTGAATACGCATCGGTTGAACTTGAAGAGATCGAGGGCATCGTTGAAGAGATCACGAAAAAAGAAATTACCTCGGTACGCAGCCCGAAAATGAAGCAGTGGGTGATGGCTAGGATTGGCCCGCAAGCGTTGAAGCTAATGGAAACCTACAAGGATGACGAACTGAAGTACAGTATCGATAAATCGGTTCGCGCCAATCTGCTTGCCTTAGCAAAAGAGGATAAAGATGAAAAAGAAATTCCGGCCGCTGTCGCTGAAGTCATCCAATGCGCAGACGATCTTTGGGCGTCGTCAGTTGCGAAGTTCAGCCGCCTCGCTGGCCTCGCTGACGTCGAAGATCACCGTGTCCGTGGGGCCTTCGTCTTCGCTGGAGGAAGCGCTACGGGACGAGCTTCGTCGTATGGCGCCCAGGTTCACAACTTCACCCGAAAATGCGCCGATGATCCCGACGGAGTGCGCCACGCTATGGTACGTGGACAGTCAATCGTCCCAAGATTTGGAAAACGGGTTACTGATGTTCTCAAGGGCATGCTCCGGCCCGCATTAATACCTGAAGACGGCAATTCGTTCGTTGTATCTGATTGGTCGGCAGTCGAGGCCCGTGTAACAGCGTGGGCGTCAGCCGATCCTAGCGCCGAAGATGTCCTAGACGTTTTCCGTGATGGCCGTGACATCTATATCCGTGAAGCCGCTGGTATCTACCGGATACCTGAAGACCAGATAACCAAGGACCAGCGCCAGATCGGCAAGGTCGCGATTTTATCCCTTGGTTTTGCCGGCGGCATCGGCGCTTTCGCTGCTATGGGCCGCGCTTACGGTCTGCATGTGCCTGAGACGGACGCCAAGCGTATCGTTGATGCATGGCGCCGGTCGAACCAGTGGGCAGTAAACTATTGGGCGCAGCTCGAAGGCGCCTACATGCGCGCTATGCGAAACCCAGGACGAGAATTCAAAGCCGGTCGGGTAACGTACATGTTCGATAAGCGCCATCTGTGGTACGCACTACCGTCCGGTCGGATTTTGTGCTATCCGTTCGCTAAACTGGAGGCCGAAGGCGTCAGTTACGTGAAAGCTGCATGGAAACCGGCGGCGGATGCCAAAGAATGGCCAAGAGCGCGATTGTGGAAAGGTCTGGCCTGTGAGAACATAACGCAAGCGATCGCAAACGATTTGCTACGGCATTCTTTACGCCAACTAGATGATGTCGTGCTGCATGTGCATGATGAAATCGTCTTAGAGTCCAGTACACCCGAACTGTCAGCTGCAAAACTCCGCGAAGTCATGTGTACGCCTCCCGAATGGGCGGCGGGTTTACCATTGAACGCGGAGACGGAAATCATGGCCAGATACGGCAAATAAAAAAAGACCGCCTGGCAGGGCGGTCTCAATACAACGGAGGAGAAAAGATGTTGTTCCTGGATTATCTCATGAGTTTAGCGCCAGAGGGTGAAACGGCGCTATTTGTACGACAAAAACCAATCCTAACTGACGGTCAATTACAGTTCCACGCTGATGGTGCAATCAAGGCGACTTGGCCATCGTTTTTTCCAAACCCAAGCCTAGTTAAAGATGGTCAAGCATGGTTCGGCAATACCGGATCGTTCATTATCGACCGGCTAGATAAAAACAAACCGTCGGCGTCTAAGCATAACGTCGAATATGTGCTGGCGATGATGTTGGATGACATCGGCACCAAATCCAAAACCCCACCGCTGGCCCCGACTTGGATTATCGAGACGTCTGAAGGCAATTATCAGTGGGGTTACGCCTTCTCAGAGCAACCACCAAAGGCCGAGTTTTGCGCAGCCGTTAACGCATTGGCAGCTGCCGGTTACACCGACCCAGGCGCTAATAATCCAGTGCGCAACTTCAGGCTACCGGGCGCTGTTAACTTTAAGCGTGGTAATTTCGTCTCGCGCTTAGTTGAATTCCATCCTGAGCGCGAATATACCTTGGAAGATATATGCGCCGCCTGTGACGTGGTGCCAGGCGAGGCGACTACCGACGGTCCGTCGGCTATCCGCTTAACCGACGACGGCAACGACGATGTAATGGCATGGCTATCCGCGCAGAATATGGTCTATTCCAAGATCAATTCCGAAGGCTGGATGGGCGTGCATTGCCCGAATGCAGCGGAGCATTCTGATGGCAATCCTGAAGCGCGCTACATGCCGGCTAACCGTGCGTTCTGCTGCTATCACGGCCATTGCCAAGGGTTCGGATCAGCCGCGTTTTTGGATTGGGTAGCAGCAAACGGAGGCCCAGCTCACACGCCTGGCTTACGTGAAGAACTACTGGTCAAGGCGATGGACGCCGCACTAGCTAAACTGGAGCCTACCGACGACTTCCCTGATGCTGCCGAGATAATCATCGCTGAATCAGATCGCAAACAGAGCGCCAGAGATGAAAAGGCCGCATGGTATGACCGCTACGCCTACGTGCAGGAAGACGACGCCTATTTCGATCTAGAGACACGCCGCGAATTGGGGCGCAGTACGTTTAACGCGCTATACCGACACATCGGCTGCAACTCGATACACAACAACGGAAAGATTGAAGCGTCAACCTGCTTTGATGAGAACCGAGCCAGCAAGGGCGCGCTTGCGCTTGAGGGTATAACCTACGCTGCGGGCGAGCCGGTAATCGTTAACGGCACGCACGGCAACCGGTGGGTAAACGCAAGGCCAGCCGGTCGCGCTGGCGACGTCAGCTTATGGTTAAAGCATGTCGAGCGGATGATCCCGATTGATTTCGAGCGTGAGCATTTTTTAAACGCACTGGCTTACAAAGTGCAAAACCCAAACCGGAAAATCAACCACGCGATTTTAATCGGTGGCCATCCTGGCAGCGGCAAAGATACTATGCTGGCGCCCTTCTTTTGGGCTATTGGCGGCGAGTCCAAACTGAACTGCAGCCTAGTGCGTAATGAAGACCTGAATTCGCAATGGGGTTACGCCTTAGAGTGCGAAGTGATGGAGATAGCTGAGTTGCGTCAATCTGAAGCGAAGGACCGGCGCGCATTGGAAAACGCCCTGAAGCCGATTATTGCGGCGCCGCCTGAATACCTGAGCATTAACCGAAAAGGGCTACATCCTTATCAGGCCCTGAATCGGGTTTTTGTTGTCGCATTCTCAAACGAGCGGGCCGCAATTTCGATACCCTCTGATGATCGCCGTTGGTTCTGCATTTGGTCGGACGCGGGCCGGCTGCCTGAGCCTGATGCGCTGGCCTTATGGCAGTGGTATAAAACTGGCGGCGGGTTTGCGGCCGTCGCTGATTACCTGGCTAAACTGAATGTCAGTGCGTTTAATCCTGGCGCTACGCCGCCAATGACAGAAGCAAAAGCGATTATGATCGACCAAGGACGCAGCATGGCCGAATCGTATCTGATCGACTTAATATCTAATCGCTTAGGCGAATTCGCTTCCGGCGTTATCGCTTCGCCGTTTTTCCCTCTATGCGATCGGTTAGCTGGCGGTGCGCCGTCCGGCGTCAAAATCCCGCCGGCCGCGCTATTGCACGCACTACGTGAGGCCGGCTGGATCGATTGCGGCCGCATACATTCACGCGAATTCGCAACTAAAAAACAGATATACGCGGCGCCGGATATGGCGGAAAAATCTAAACCGGAATTGCGCCGGCTGGTAGAGGAAACGCCGCAACCGAAATTAGTTAGCGTTAAATAAGCGGATAAAAAAAGGCCCGCTGCAATAGCGGGCCAAAAAGGGTATTCAGTATTTTATATGATTACATGCGACGCGCTAAGATAACCAGCACGGATATCAATTTTGCGATAAGTGCGAACATGCCAGCGCCTCGATTTCTTTAATTACGTTGTCTTTTAGCAGATCGACGACGTCAACGCCGCCGGCGTAGGCATGCACTAGCCAGGCGCTCCCGTTATATCCTACGCCGCGATCCGGCGCACTGTATTCCAGGAAACAAAGCAATTGCCCTAAATCGTACTCGTACTCGTAAACCTCTAAGTGTTGCGGCCAGTAAGGCGAGCGCACGTCAATCAGTGTATTTTTAAGTTTTCCCATTAGTTCACCTCGTCCGGTAGTATTTCAAACAGTGGGATTGACGTATCGTATACGGCCGTCCCATTTTCATTGGCGCCGATATAGTGAACCGGCTGCAGCGTATTCAATCTATCAAAGGCCCGTATATAGGCCGCCGTTGACATGCTAGGAACCCAAGTAGGAAATGTGCGATTGTCTTTCGGCTTTTTTGGTTTGTATGGTTTTCTGGCCGCTTTTGTCCATTCAAGCGGGCAGCGGTCTAATTTCAATTTGTATGTAGTACCGTCAATGATTAATGTTTGCATGGTTATACCCTCGAATGATCAAAACAAAATACATAGCCTCTACCATCAGCAGAATCGCCAAACCGCATGTTTTCAAGATTCCAGTCTAATTTGTGCTTTTCGATAAGTGCTTTAACTGCTTGAAAATGTGCCTGCTCGTATGATTCCGCGTATGGGTACGCGATAGTTACGGTAAAACCGCTAGAGGTAAACGCTTTAATGCGTGTTCCGCGCGTATTTGTAACAGGTAAGCATTTAGTATGAATGGCAATCATTGGTTATCCTTCCCAGGTAATTGAAACAATAAACGACAGCGCACACGTTAGTCCGCCTAACATGCACTCGCCCGAGTTGAATACATTTTCAACGGCGCCAATGAATAGCAAGCCAAGACCGGCGCCGGATAACGCCGCCGTGATTAGATTAAGTTTTTGCATTTTTAACCCCTATATAAAATTTTATTTTATGCCCGCTTTGCTGCTGCGGTGGAGCTAGTATAAAACAATATTTTATTCTGTCAAACAATATTTTATAATGTTGAGTAAATTAGTATGGTAATTATGGCAATTGTGGGCAATGTGGGCAATGGTGTGGGCAATGTTTTTGACCCACATTGCCCACACCAAAAGCCGCGCCAGTACTAGCGATTCGGCATTTGTGGGCAATGTGGGTCATCAAAAATCAAAGTTGTGAACTACTTTATACAGTACTGTATATCTGTACATGGGTACGTATACAGCGCTGCAAATAAAATACTGTACAAAAGGGGTCGAGCGATTTAAATTTCACTGTCCGATTGCCCACATTGCCCACATCTCAAAATGACAACTAATAAAGCTGGTAGGCCCGCGTCAATCCGCACGCGTAAATTCTGCAGGTATCTATCCGCCCAGGATGCCGCTATTCTTGCGGCCGCCGGCGCCGGCGACATATCCGCTGGATTTCGCAATTTGTTGGCGCTTTACCAGGAAGTCTACGAAATGGGCGCAACTAATACGGATGAAGTCGTTATAGCTTTTAATAATTACCGCAAAAATATTGATAGCTTTTAGCTATAAAGTATTGTTGTGCGGATTGTTAAATAAAGGTCCCGCACCTAGACACATTTAATTAGGGTCAGACCCCTATTAAATTTTTGGTATAAGGCCCCATTGCCCACCCGCCCAATAACCCCTGCCTATTGCCCGCCAGGTTTTGCGGCCATAATGTACATAACCAGTATTATGTCAAATGCGCCCGATAGCCCCACGCTATGTAAGTAAACGCTCACTACTGTAAGTTAGTGCTTACTAACATAGGGGGGGAGGGGGTATGCACTACTATATATAATTGGGGCCACCCTCCTACCCACAAAAAAAGCAAAAAAAAGCAAAATAGCAAAAATAGGGCAAACCGAGCCAAAATAGCAAAAAGAGCTATACAATCCGATTGCTTCCAATTAAAAGGAAAAAAGCGATGCCAGCACCGATAAAAGACCCACCATACGTCTTCCCGACGACGCTTGCGAAGACGGACACCCAGCGCATCAAAGAGCTAAAGCGCATGCTGATCGAAGGCAAAGGTGAGGATGTCGTCAAGAAAGTATTAGATATAGCCTTGGAGGACGGTCATCCAGGGCAAATGGCCGCGCTAAAGATGTGCATGGACCGCGCGCTACCGGCCAGCCTGTTTGAGAAGACTGCCGCACAACGCAGTGCGATTAACATCACCATATCGACGCTAGGCGCCCCGCAAGTAGTCGAACCAACACCAGACGACAACGTAATAGACGTAGAGGCCAAAGATGGATGACTATCTAAATAGCTTAGGGCTATCGCCGCAGGAACTAAACAAAGTGATGTACCACCGCTCGAACATGGCAAATCCTGGCCGCGATCCAGAAGGAAACCCAATTACCATTTACGCCACAGGCATTCAGATACCGTCTGGCAAATACAAAGGCCAGTTCGTATCAATCCCAGGCTTTGTCGGAGGCAAGGTGATTGAAGACGAAGGCGAACTTTGGAAAACGTGGCGAAAAGATATTGAGGCTGGCAAATGGCCGATCTATCCGACCAGTAAAGCCTTGAATGAGCGCGACGCATGGCTGCATCAGGTAATGGAGCGCGACATGGCGCTTGAAAGAGCCAAACAAACGCCAGCTGAACCAGTGTTTTACAAAGACCCATTTGGAGCGCCTGACTAATGTCTGACGTACATTTCCAGTTCTTGCCGTGGCAGGAGCAGGTATTTGCCGACCCGACCCGATTCAAAGTAATTGCTGCTGGCCGACGCTGCGGCAAGTCTAGGTTAGCGGCCACTACCCTGCTGTTAGAAGGTCTGAAATGCCCCGCCGGCTCGGCTGTGCTATACGTGGCGCCGACTAACGGCCAGGCACGGCAGATTATCTGGAACGTATTAATGGACTTAGGCAAGGACGTAATCGCCAACAGTCATATAAACAATCAAGATATCACGCTGATAAATGGTGCGACTATTTATGTCAGGGGCGCCGATAGACCGGATACGCTGCGCGGTGTGTCGTTGACCTACGCTGTGCTGGACGAGGTAGCCGACATTAAGCCCGAGGCGTGGGAGCAGGTCATTCGTGCGTCGCTCTCAGACAAGAAGGGCCGTGGGATGTTCATCGGAACACCCAAGGGCAGGAATTGGTTCTACGATCTGTTTCAGCTGGGCGAAGATAACGTCGATCCGGATTGGAAGAGCTGGCACTTCACGACCAAAGACAATCCGCTAATTGATCCAGAAGAAATCGAGTCGGCCAAAAAGACGCTATCGAGCTTTGCGTTTAAGCAGGAATACATGGCCAGCTTCAGCAACGCTGGCTCGGACATCTTCAAGGAAGAATGGATCAAGCACGGCGAAGAGCCACCGCATGGTAGCTACTTCGTAGCAGTTGACTTGGCAGGTTTTGAAGAAGTAGCCAAGCAAGCGGCCAATTCGAAAAAAAGGTTGGACGAGTCAGCCATTGCGATAGTCAAAGTGACGGATGAAGGCAAATGGTGGGTCAAGAAGATTGAGCATGGCCGATGGGATATACGTGAGACGGCGGCCAAGATTCTGATGGCCATGCGCGATTACCGACCACTGTCGATTGGAATTGAACGTGGAGCGCTAAAAAACGCTGTTTTGCCGTATTTGAGTGACTTAATGCGCAAGAATAATGTATATTCGCACATAGTTGACCTAACGCACGGCAACCGGAAAAAGGCCGACCGGATTATCTGGAGCCTCCAAGGGCGTTTTGAGCATGGCAGGATTGTGCTTAATTCAGACGAGGATTGGGATGTATTCCTAGACCAGCTTCTCATGTTCCCTGCACAGGGGGTACACGATGATTTGCCTGATGCCTTGTCCTATATAGACCAATTAGCCGTGACATCCTACCTGCAAGAGGATGAATCCGACGATTGGGAACCGGTGGACATTATTTCGGGTGTATAAATGGATCAAAATGAATTCGATCAACCCACAGAAAATGACAAAGAACTAGTCAGCTTCGTGGTGGATCACTGCGATAGGTGGAGAACCTACCGCGATATTAACTTCTTGCCGCAATGGGAAGAATACGAGCGTATTTTCCGTGGCCAGTGGGCTTCCGAAGACAAGACAAGAGACTCTGAGCGCTCACGCATCGTAACACCAGCCACCCAACAAGCCGTCGAAACCCGACACGCTGAGATTATCGAGGCGATTTTTGGTTCGGGCGAATTCTTTGACATCAAAGACGATATCAAGGATGTGGATGGTAATCCATTAGATGTCGAGATGTTGAAACTCCAGATGATGGAGGATTTTAAGCGCGACAAGTTGAGAAAGCACGTTGACCAAGTAGTGCTGTTGGCCGAGATTTACGGCACGGGCATTGCTGAGATCACGACATCGATGGAAAAAGAACTAGTCCCAGCGACAAAACCAATGCCAGGCCAGCCTCAAGCGGCCATTGGAACAATGGAAAAAGCGCGGGTATCAGTCAAGCCAATGCCGGTCAATCCGAAAAATTTCCTGTGGGACCCTAACGGTACAACAGTAGATGATTGCATGGGTGTGGCCATCGAGAAGTATGTCTCGATCCACAAGATTGTGCGTGGTATCGAGCGTGGTATCTACCGTAAAGTAGACATCACCCCGACCTATGAAGATACGGATTTGGAGCCAACGCAGGAAGTTAGCCAGTATCAGGATGAAAAAGTCTTACTGCTAACTTACTATGGTTTGGTCCCTCGCGAGTATTTGCAAAAGGTGAGCAAAGAAGACATCGTCGAACTGTTTCCTGACGACTCAGCCGCTGAAGACTATCAAGATATGGTTGAAGCGATCATCGTGATTGCGAATGATGGCATGTTGTTGAAAGCCGAAGAGAGTCCGTACATGATGAAGGATCGCCCTGTACTAACCTATCAGGCTGACACGGTTCCCAATAGATTGCCAGGCCGTGGGACGATTGAAAAAGCCTACAATATGCAGAAATCCATTGATGCGCAAGTGCGTACTCACTTGGATTCATTGGCATTAACAGCTTCACCGATGATGGCGGTGGACGCAACGCGATTGCCTCGCGGCGCGAAGTTGACCGTGCAGCCAGGCAAAGCGATCTATACCAATGGCAACCCGAACGAGATTTTGTATCCATTCAAGTTCGGCCAGACGGACGGCTCAAGCATCACGACAGCGGAAAAGTTCCAGCAAATGCTCTTGCAAGCGACCGGTACATTAGACAGTAATGGCATGGTGTCAGCGGTGGGGCGCGATGCGGCGGGTACAGGTATGTCGATGGCAGTCGCCTCGATCATCAAGAAGTACAAGCGCACGTTGGTGAACTTCCAAGAAGACTTTTTGATTCCGTTTATCAATAAAGCCGCATGGCGCTTCATGCAGTTTGATCCTGAGCGTTATCCATCGGTGGATATGGTGTTTGTTCCTACAGCAACGCTTGGAATCATTGCGCGTGAGTACGAGCAAGCGCAGTTTATTAGCTTGCTCCAGACCCTTGGTCCTGATACACCGGTGCTGCCAATCATTCTGAAAGGCATTGTCGCTAATAGTTCATTGTCGAACCGTGCTGAATTGATCCAACGCTTGGATCAAATGGGTCAACCTGACCCACAAGCGCAAGAAAAGCAAATGATTCAGGAACAGTTGGCTATGCAAGCAGCACAAGCGCAGATTGCGGTCAATACGACGCAAGCTGAACAAAATCGTGCTGAAGCAACGAAAACATTGGTCGAGACAAAGCTAAAACCGATTGAGATGCAAGCGAAGATTCAGCAAAGTTTGACAGCCAATTTGCCGAATCAGGCCGACATGGCATCCAGAGAGTTTGACAAGCGCGTCAAGGTCGCTGAGTTGATGTTGAAAGAAGCTGACATCAAGAATAAATCCAAGATTGTTGAGCTACAAATGTCAAAAGCCAAGGATAATGTCGTTAGTGCTGAAAACGACTTCCTTGATGAACTGAAAAAGGGAATGCAATAATGGAAATCGATAAACTGTTTAATGTCGATCAGGTTCCCGACAGCCTTTTTGACTCAGTAAACAATACAGTCTCGGAAGCAAGAGCGCTGCAAAAGAAAAAAGCAGCGGAAAACGCTCAAGCAGTTATTCAGGCGCTTCAGAAAATGAAGGGCGACTTAGAGGGAAAGTACGACAGCATCTATTCGATGCTGGAGTCGCGCATTGCCAGCATTCAAGATGGTCGCGATGGTATTGATGGCCGTGATGGCCGCAACGGTCGTGACGGTAAAGACGGAAAAGACGGCGTTGCAGGTCGTGATGGTCGTGATGGCGTGGATGGTATCAACGGTTTGGATGGCGCAGATGGTATATCCATCGCTGACATCCGAGTTGACTTCGATAACAGCCTCGTCATCACGCTATCGAATGGCCGCGAGATCAATGCCGGTGAAATTCTTCCACCTGACATCTCCGACCGACTCAAAGTCATCATCAATCAAGGTGCAAGTGGTGGCGGTGGTAGCGGCGGCAGCTTGCCAGATCAGACAGGCAACAGCGGCAAGTTTCTAACCACTGACGGATCGACGGCATCATGGGGTACACCCGCTGGTTCGGGTGATGTCGTTGGTCCATCGTCAGCGACTGATAATGCGCTTGCACGATTTGATACCGCCACCGGTAAGTTGATTCAGAATTCGGTCATAACGGTTAGCGATACCGGTGCAATGTCAGGTGTCACATCGTTGGGTGTTTCGGATTACATCGATTTCAACACATCGCCAACAGTCACCAATGCGGCTGGTCGGATGTATTGGGATGCTGCGCAAAATACGGTGGCTATTGGCCTGACATCGGCAATTGCTGCTGACATTGGCCAAACACTCTACGCCAGAGCAACCAATGCTGAAGCCACAACGATCACCAAAGGCCAACCGGTTTATATGTTTGGCGCGACAGGCAATCGTGTATCGGTTAAGTTGGCCTATAACACCAGCGACGCAACATCGGCCAAAACACTTGGCCTAGCGGCTGAAGATATTACGGCTGGCTCTACCGGCATGATCTTGTGCCAAGGCGTATTGGGCGGCCTAAATCTTGGCTCCTACACCGCTGGCGATACAGTCTATTTAGGTGCGACGGCTGGAACGATTACAACTACTAAACCTTATGCGCCTAACCATTTAGTGTATTTGGGTGTAGTTGAACGTGCCAATGCTGGCAATGGCCAGATTTACGTGCGCGTTCAAAACGGCTATGAGATGGACGAGCTGCACAACGTGTCGGCTCAGAATCCAACCAATGGCCAAGTGCTGATCTATAACGAGACAACAGCGTTATGGGAGAAGGCCAATCTTACGGCGGGTTCAAATGTAACTATTACGAATGCTGCGGGTGCGATTACAATCGCGGCATCAGGTGGCGGGGGCGGTAGCGGTGCTGGCAATGCTTACGCTTGGTTCGTTTTTTAAGAGGTAAATAATGCAAACACTTATACTTGATTCAACCTCGGCCAGTATCCAAGTGGCCATGTCTGGCGCTGCTGCAACAACCAACCCAACCTATACGGTTGCGTATGCCGATAACAACGGCTCAACCTTTACTGAAGGCGCAAATCGCGGTGCGTTGAATGGCTCTACAGATGTGACAGTAGTAGCTAATCCATCATCGGGTTATCGCCGTGTCGTTAAAGATATAACGATCTATAACGGTGATACCGCAGCGGTTACGATCTTTATCAAATACGATGTCAGCGCTACACAACGCACAGTTGCAAAATTGGTGCTGGCTGTTGGCGATTCGTGGAATTTTAGCGGCACGTATGACAGCAATGGTCAGTTAAAGACAATTGCAGGTTCAGTCAATTTAGCTACTGGTGTTACTGGTACATTGCCAGTGGCGAATGGCGGTACAGGCGCAACGACATTGACCGGTGTATTAAAAGGCAATGGAACATCTGCATTTACTGCGGCAACGGCTGGCACTGACTTCGTTGCCCCAGGCGGCGCACTAGGAACACCATCGTCAGGTACATTGACCAATGCCACTGGCTTACCAATCTCAACTGGTGTGAGCGGTCTAGGCACTGGCGTGGCCACATTTCTGGCTACACCGTCATCAGCAAATCTGGCCACCGCTGTAACGGATGAAACTGGATCAGGATCGTTGGTATTTGGTACATCACCAACGGTTAATAATCCAACGATTACTAACTATGTTGAATCGGTTGTTTCTATTGGCACGGTTACCACTGCAAGTACACTATCTCTGACTAACGGTACAGTTCAGACAGCTACGTTAACAGCTTCTACGGCTTGTACATTCACAATGCCTACTGCTACGGCTGGTAAGTCATTTATCCTATTGTTAAAGCAAGCTGCGACTACTGGTAACGGTACTGCTACGTTTACTAGTGTGAAATGGGGTACGGCTGGTGCGCCTACGATTACTGCTACGGCAGGCAAGATGGATATTCTGACGTTTGTT